CGCCTCTCATCGGGCGCGGTCACACCCGCGACAATCATGCCATCGAGCCATCCCTGCACGGCAGAGAGCTTGGCCGAGGTGAGTTGCGCGGCGTCGAGCTTGAGCTTGAGGTAAAGCAGCGTCGTCGGGCGCTTGCCCGTGAAGCCTTGGGCGTCCACCCATTCGTCGGCGGTGAAGGTTGGCAACGGCGGCACACTCCAAGACCCATCCTGCCAAACGGCATCCGCTGACGGCGCGGCGGGCTGCACGGCCCAATCGTCGGCCTTGGGGTTGCCAGCGGCCTGCCACGCAGCCATCTGGTCGCCAAGGTCGCGGACATCGGAGGGATCGGAAATGCGGTAGTATAAGTTCATGCGTAAACTCGGGGATGGGCAGCGACTGTGGCCGAATTGTTATTTGTGATGGTTGTTGCCGAAGACACATCATGGAGTTCTCGGATCATGGGCGCGTAAAATGTAAGATTTTCGGGAGCCACCTTATCGGCGCTCATGCCTTTGGCTAACGATGTCACTTGTGCGGCGTTGAGTGTTCCAAGCCAGATGGCGGCTTCGGCAATATCGCCTACAAAGTGCTGTTGCCACGATCCTGCGCCACTTCCGTCTGTCGCGCCAATCGAGGTAATTGTTGGATTGTTATTAGACATCGACACAGATGTGTCTGTTCCAGCAGATGTTCCATCGACATAAAACGTGGCGGAGTTAGTTGTTACCGAGACGCAAAAATGCGTCCATGTTAAATCGGCAAGCGCACCAGACCTCGTAATCAATGCGTGAGATGTGAAATTAGAATCACGATACAAAAACACTGGCTGTGTTGATCCATCTAAAGACATTCTAAAAAGCAAACTATTAGAGCGGGTCGCCCCAAATATTGTTCTGTTTGTGCTGGTTCCATTACGCCTTGCCCAAATACTCATGGAAATGGCCGTAGGTGAGTCGCCGTATACATTACCCATCGTGAGGCGCTGGCTTGTCCCGTTGAAATTGTAAGCCATATTACGCCGCGCTCCTTACTTCGACCGCGATCAACTCGGCATCGCCTGTCATGGTGTCGTTGGTCGCATCGTCTGCATTGCGGAAGACCTTCAAGCGAAACCTGTCCCCTGCCGCCAGCGAGTCGATGGCCGTGGCGGTGATCTCGGTCACTGTCTCGATGCCGCTTGTGCCGTTGGCTGCGCTGTGCGCTTCCGTGGCCGTGTCGAATGAGTCCGAATCAAGGTCTGTGCCAGACTTCTCAAACTGCACGCCCCAGCGGCAGTTGCCGCTCGTTGCGGTGCTTGCCATCCAATGAAGGAAAACTTTGAGTCCGCTGCCGAGCGATGCACCTTCAGGGATGACGCCAACAAATACTGCGCTTTCGTCCGTGGCGGCGTCGAAGTCGAGGACGGCGATGCTGTTGCGGGTGTCGAGGGTGGCGAAGGCGGTGGCAGGCGGTTGGTTGTGTTCGGCGGTAAAGGCGGCGTAGGTCTTTGATCCTCCGCTGGCCGTAGCCGTCATCGTCGTGCCGCTAATCGACAACCCCGATCCCGCCTCCAGATACCGCAGCTTGCCCTCGCTATCGTCCCAGAAAACGATGCGGTCGGCGTTTGGGTCATCGGCCACCAGATCAGACCCCGACACGCTCAAGACATCGGCGGTCGATGCGCCGACTGCGGTGACGCCCGCGCCCCCCGTAGCCGACAACTCCCCCGCCGAAAGCGAAAGGCCCGCGCCGATTTGGATTTCCTCGATAGAGCCTGTGCTGGCGGTCGTGCGTCCTAAAATGCGGGCGGTGGATTGGGTTAGGCCGCTGGTGGTGATGGAGCCAGAGGCGGCTGCGCCTGTTACTTCCGCGACAACGTGGGTGTGTCGATTTGTTCCGTCTTCGGCCCAGCTATTATTGGAAGTCGAAGCGGCAATGTATGTTACTCGCTGACCGTTTGTAAGGCTATTGCCCAAAAAACTACCATTGCCATTGCGAACGGGCATTTCTCGCCCCGTGAAAGTTGTGAACCGAATTTGCACAACATCGCCAGCCTGCACATTTGTTGTTGGTAGCTGAATGTTTGGTGTTGGCGTGTCGAATGTGTTGACCGTAACCGTGTAGATTTTAGCGCGGGCGGCGGTCAGCGTGACGTTGGCGGTAATTGTGCCGAGGTCTTCAGTGACAAAAATCGACTGCGCCCCAATATCGCTGGGAGCCAAAAAATCCGTTCCGTTAATCGCATGGGAGGCTTTGTGAGCGAGAGTGCTGCTTGGCGTCCTCGCATCACTCAACCGCGCATCGTTGCCTTCGCAAAAGGTCCCTGCCGCCGTGCCGAATGAACCCGCCTCGATGACGCCATTTGTGCCTGTTTTGAGCGGGAGATTGGCGGTGGTGCCGACATTTACTTCGGAGCCTGTGTGGGTGTGGGTATCGACAAGAACTTTGACCCACCCGTTTGGCGAAGTGCTGTTTGCGGTATAGCGATAGGCTTGGTTAGACGCTGTAATTGCGTCAAGCGTTGATCCTGTGCCAGATTTGATTGTGAGCGTTGTGCCGCTGGCAAATGGAGTCGTTGATTGCACAACAACAATATCGCCTGCTTGATGGCCGCTGCTCGGCAAACCGATGTCTGCTGTGACCGACGAGCTAGTCGTGACTTGGTAAATTAGTGCGCGATTGGTTGTTGGAACGGTGACATTACCGCTGACGAGCGTCGTGGTGGTGACAAACACCGACTGCGCCCCAATATCACTCGGAACCAGCGCATCCGTGCCGCCTGTGGAGTGGGAGGCTTTGTGGGCATCAACGGCGCGAAGAGTCCAGCCTGTTGCCGTGCCGTTTGAAACAAAAGTGCGCGTCTGGCCGCTTGCGTTCAGGGTTGCAAGAGTCGAGTAAGCAACTGGTGATCCGCCGCCCATGACTGAGGCAGTTCTGATGGTTAGCGTTGATGCCACACTAAAATCAGCAACCAGTGTCACGGTGTCGCCGTTTTGGTTGTTCTCGTGCGGCAAGTCCACGTTGGCCGTGACGCCGATTGCAAAGAGCGTGATGCGGCGATTGCGACCTGCGGCCAGCAGCGTGTTCCCCGTAATGGTCTGCTGGCTTAATACTTGCGCCCACGCCGCGCCGATATTGTTTGGCGCGATGGCATCCGTTCCGCCCGTGTGGTGGGTCGATTCGTGAAGCGTGGGGTTGCGCGAGTCGGAAAGTCTGGAATCGGTTGAGGCAACGGCCCCAGACACATCAGCCACGGCGAGCGTCACGGCCCCGGTGCGGCCTGCTACGGATTGCACGGGTGCGGCGGCTGCGGCTCGCTGGGTTGTGTGGTAAAGATTGGTCGATCCCTCTGGAACGGCATCGGTCGATCCCGGCGAAGCCACGATCTCGACGTAGGCCGACCCGCTCCAACGAAAGACTTTGTTGTTGTCGGTGGTGATGTAAATTTTGCCAGTTTCGCCGGGGTTGGGGCGCGCAGCGGCGTTGGCAACTTCGATTACGTCATCGACGTAGGACGGAAGCTGGTTTGCAGGAACCGTGCCGCCGACGAGAGTTGCGTAGTTTCCCGCAACTTGCGCGCCGATCTGCGCTGGCGTCAAAACCGTTTCGGTGAAATCGCCTTGCGCGTTTTCTTTTGGAACAATGATGTCGTTGAGAGCCATAAATATTAAGAATCCCAAGAAGCCCATGCGACCCGCCGCCAACTCCCGGTGATGCCTCCACCGACAACAACGGGAACTTTCACGTAGAGAAAACGTGAGTCAAAAGCCATGTCGCCAATCTCTCCGCTCGTGGAACTTGGCGAATTCGGAACAGTGCTTAAAAACTGGTTGTCGTAACTACGCAACCACCGCGCCGGGCCAGTGTTGGCGGAATAAACAAAAAAGGCGCTTTGTCGAGAGTATAGCTCAAAGGTTCCGAAGCCCTGCGTGTTGATGATGGCCTTTCGTCCCGACAGGGTAATTAGGTTGTAAACTTCTACAATATCACCATTTTGAACCCCGCCCCCCGTTGGCAGGGTGAGTGTGATGTCGGCGTCTGCAAAAGGCCGATCAACAAATAGTCGTGTAATGCCGCGCTGGTTTGCGGAAAGGCGCGTGGGACGAGGCACTTCATAAGCTGTGTGGGGTGCCTGAAAACTCAAACTAAAGCTGCCGTTGATCGTTGTCGCGCCGACCACGATTTGCGGATCAGCGCCGAAGTCCGACACTTGCACCGCGCCCGTTCGGCCATTGACCGATGTGACGGCTCCCGACTCCGCCGCCCAAGCAGGAAAACCATTAACCACTTTCAGCACCTGTCCCGCGCTGCCAATCGGCAACCGCTCGCCCGTGGTTTGCCCTCGGTAAAGCGTGTCGCCGGGGGCGATCAGCGTCTCCAATCCAGTTCCTGCCGGGCCCGCTGGCCCCTGCGGGCCTGCCTCAATCACTTTGATGACCTCGGTGGCCGCGCCCGTGCGAATGGTGATCGTCTCGCCCATGTTAGCGGGTGATCTCGCGGCTCACGACCGCGCGGCCTTCCATGAGGCGGCGGACTGCGCCAGATGGGTTGACCACTTCCAGATCGTAAAGGTAGGTCGCCGCCGTAATTGCCGCCGACGAGATGGCGGAATAGGACAAGCCGATGACGCCATTGCTTAACGCGGTCATTGTGCTGGTCGCGGTAGATAGCGACACGGTGGGCGATGCCGCCTCTGCGGTGGTGCGGAGCATCATGCGCGCGGTCCAGCCCGTCAGGTTCACAGGCTCGCCGTCTGCTTCCCATAGCAGGGTCGTGTCCCACGTCTGGCCCTGCGGCAGACAGAGGTCAACTTGCGCGGGGCATTTGCCAAAAAGCTCGCTCATCGTGTAAGTCCTCCACGGCGATAGAAGTCCTGCTCCAGCATTTCCACACGAGGCGAAAGCGCGTCGAGGCGTTCGTCATGCTGCGAGACGTTGGCTTGCAAGGTAGCCGCCCACCACGACATTGCGGCGGTTTGGGCGATCAGCACCAAGGCAAAGGATGCCAGGGCGAGGTTTACGGATTTGCGTTCAGCGTCCGACATGGCTACTGCGGCACTTTGTCGGCGCGCATAAAGCTGCCCGCCTTGATCGTGTTGGTGTTGTTGGTCACACTGCTGCGGAACTGCAACGAAACGCTTCCCGCGTTGGTTCCCGCGACAACGTAAAAACCCTGCAAAACCGCGCGCGGGGTTGTTATGGTGAGACTGATTTCGTTGGTGATTTGATTGGTGTTGGCAAAACCAGTTGCGGTTCCGTTCCATGTGCCAAAAACCGTGACATTGCTGGCAACTACCACAAGCACCGTGCTGGTCGCGGAAGCTTCCAGAATAGGATAAAGCGTCACCGCATACCGCGCATTGGCCTGCGTGGCAAAGGTTAGTCCTGTCGTAGTCGCGTTTGTCTGGTTGGTGATAGAGAGGTCGTTTGTCCGCACCGAGAAAATCGTTGCGGCGAAACGATTGGTCGTTTGGGCGTGGGCGTTAAAACCAAAGGCGCAAATGGCGATGGTTATGAGAAGAAGGAGGCGGATGGTTTTCATAGTTAGAGTTTGACCGATGTCAGCAGGCCATCGTCATCGACCGAGATGGAAAAGGTTTCGCCATTGGGCGCGGCAAGATTGAAGCTCGTCGCGGGAGTGGCGGGTTCGGCGACTGCCGTGGTCAGCAGACCGTCTTCGTCGATGGCGATAGCAAAGGTGCTGCCATTTGGCGATTGCAGCAGGATGCTTGTCGTGTTGAGGGTGGTCGGGTTGCTGACGGTGCTGGTGATAATGTCGTTGTTCAGCGTCACTAACGCCTGCGCCACAGTTTCGGTTTTGCCGCTAAAGGTGGTTTCGATTTCCAGCGTAGCCTCGATGCTGGCCGAGGCCGAAATAGCGTTAAGCAGTTCGGTCGTGTTGAAGTTAAGCGTTCCGGTTTTGCCGTAGATCGGCGTCAGCGCCTGCGCTACGGTCATGAGCGGCAGGGCAACTTGCCCTTTTTCGTTGATGAAAGTGAACCGTAAGCTGCGCCCCGGAGCGCCCGTCACGCGGATGTTCCCCGTGCCGATGGTCGAAAGCCCCTCCAAGATTTGCTGCACCGTGGCGACCGAGGCCGTGCCATCAATGGCGGTCGTTGTCGCGGTTAACGTGTAAGCCGTCCCGGCAGTGATGGCCGAATACGTGGTGACGGCGGTAGATGTCGTAGTCGTATTGGCAAAAAGCTGCGTTTTTCCGATGACTTGAGCCACGTAGTAGGTGCTGCCGTTGACCAGCCCCCCGGTCGGCGTTCCGAATCCGGTAATAACAAAAGCCTGCCCGTAGTTCAGCCCGTGCGATCCGCTGGTCGTAAACACGCCGCCCGTGACTGTGGTAAAAGTCACGGATTGCGAAGGATAAGTTAGCGCGAAAGTTCCGCCGATGGCATCCGGTGTGATTGTTAGAAGTTGCTGTTCATTGGCAACAGTAGTGCCAGTAACCGCACGGGTCAGACTCGCCGTGGCGGTAGAGGACAGGTTTGACCAAGCCCCTGCGGTGGCGGCTACATAAGGCGTTGCCGAGGAAGGCGGATTCGGCCCGATGTGCAGGCGCACGCTACGAGAGTCGTAGTTAAGAACTTCGTAGTAATTAGCCCCTCCAGTTTGCGGCTCTAAAAAATAAAGTTCGTAATCGCGATTGTCGCCCTCAAAAGCAAAAAGGTTTGGCGCGCTGGTGTCGTTCAGCCCGGATACCAGTTGCCCTGTTTCGACATCGACGTAAATCTTGCGCGCCATCTTGGTGCAGAGGGCGTGTCAAAGGAGGGCGGTCACGCTTGATCCGCGCGGTCGCAGCACCCGGAAAGGTGCGAACGGTGAACCGGATGAGCGCGGTCGGCGCGGGCGTCAAATGCCGCCTTGGCTTCGGGCGTGTTGTCGCCCCTCGCCATGCAGTCGCGGCAGTTGCCAAGCCACGGGCGACCTCCATACCAGCCCAACGCGCAGGAGAATTGCCCATAGTCGCGGGTGCGGGATTGATGGGGGCAGGTCATTATTGAACGCTTATCGTAGATATAGATGGACTTGAGTAGCTTCCAACGGGACCATTTTGATAAGGATTCTTTACCCAAAGTAAAAAGCTGTTTTGAATAATCCATTTATTCTGATTTTCTACTCCATAAAGTGAATTGCTTGAGTATTCTAAAGATAACGCCCTTAGACTCTCATTGTATTCAAATTCTTCACTTGTCCACACACACAGCGACTGTCTTATTACCGTCACCTCTACTGACGGAATAGACTCATTTTCGGTATAAAGAACCGTGTATGTGTCTGAAAAAAAATCCGTCACACGCAGCGTGTCGTTTGGCGCAATCAAGCATGGCTGACTTCTATCACCAAGCTCATCTTCATCTAAAAAGGGCGCCCACCGTCCATCCACTGCGCGAAGACTTTGATTGCCGAATTCATAAATACTGCCGTTTTTGGTATATGTGTAAGTGTTGAACTGATCAAACACCTCAATACTGTCTGGCAAATCTGCTTCTGTAAATCCAATGCCAAACTGGTCAGCAGGATACATACAGCACTCGCCTTGCTCACAACAGGAGCAACTAACTCGCCGCTGTTCATTGACGATCTTGGTGATAATCCGCCGCGACGATCCGCTGTTTGTTACTTTGATCGTCGGCATAACTCACGCGCACGCTTCGGTTGCCATCCAAGTCAGCGCGCCGCCTTCGATGGTTAGCACGCGCAGGGCCGCATCTGATGGCGCAGGCAAGACGAGCCATTGCTCGCCGCTCCAATAAAGCAAATCGCCCGCATTTGCACCTTCGGGCAGCAGGCGGGTCAAGCGCGTGCCGTCCGCAGTGTATTCAACTTGATAAAGCGGGGGGTCTTGATCGCTGGCAATCAGCGTGACCTTTCTGTAATTACCGTCTAAATCCTTGGCACGAATAGACACCGGGGGCGCGTTACTTCCGGGGCCGGGGCGATTTTTCAGATCGCGCTCGAATTTGTGCAAGTCGGGCAAGGGCATGACTTACAAATAAAAACGATGTTGAATTGTTTTAACGGTAGGCGTGATGTAAATCGGCTTGCGATCTTGCGTGGCCGCACCTTGAAAAAAGTTTTGTATAAACCATGACTTTTCGTAGGAAATTGTTTTGATACCCGACCAGCCTAATTCGGGCGCTGGCACATAATAGTTGCTTGACCAAGCAACCAGTTCGTAAAGCTCGCTCACGGAAGGAGACGCGGGGGCGTAAGCCGCGATGTTTCCAATTTCCACATACTCAAATGTATGAACCAGCGGAATCCATGAATAGGCAAATCGGTTTGTCAGATTGCCTGATGTTTGTGAGCTTGTTGGATTGTCTGGATTGACCCGCGTTATAGAAAAAGGCTCGCTTACAAATTGAAAGCTGCGCGCGCTTTCCCGATCGACAAAGCGCAAATGATTGGTGCGCTTGTTGGCAAAGCCCCCGGCATATTCGGCTTGCACATAAGTCAAGCCATTTGATTGCTCGACCGAGCGATTGACCATGTAAAGCCTGCGTGTGATTAGGTCTGCCGCGTTAAGAGCATCGGGAAAAATCGGCGGCGGGGCATCGGAGTAAAACAGCCTGCTAAGTCGCGCGCTGTTCGATGCGCGACAAACAAACTGCATTTGCACGGTGACAAGACCGCTGGCTTGCTCGCTGACGGATTCACTAACTTTGGCAAATCCGCCCTGCAAGGCGCTGTTGGTATGAACAAGGGCGGGCATGTCGTTAGGTCAAAGCGTGTTGCGGCAGTTTTTTGTCGATAGATTTCAAAAAGTCGCGGCAGGATTGCAGCGTGGCTTCCAAGGCCAGCTTGGCCTGCGACTCATTGATTGATGTTTTCAAGGCTTCGGCGGCTCCCTTTATGGCTTTGGCCGCGTCTTCACCCCCGGTGCGGACGGCCTCGCCGGAATCTTCGCCTCCTTTTTTAATGGAATCGGCGGTTAGCTTGCCGCTTTCCTCCATGAGACGCCGTGCCTCGGCGGCTCCTTTTTCCAGCGCGGGACGAATCTCTTCAAGTTTCTTGGTGTATTCGGCCTCGGCTCGGCGGCGAAGATTGTTGGCAGATATGTCTTGATTGCGTGACTCCATTTCTGCCGCGCGCTTGAGATTTTCGTTGTAGCGATCCTCGGCAATGCGTTGCTTGGTTTCCAGACGGCGCATTTCGATATCGTTAGCGTTTTGCCGCGCGGTGTAATCGGCGGCGGCTTTGGTTGCGGCATTGATGTCCATGCCGCCAGCGCGCATGCGCTCGTAGGTTTCGCGCGAAGTTTCCCGTCCGAAGTGAAACGACTCGCGCATCTGATCGAGCATCTTGCTGGTGCCGTTGACCGCCCGGTTCATGCGGTCGGAAAGACCCGTGAAGACGTTAGCGGTGACTTGAGCGTCGATCTTGGCTTGGTTGATTGAAGAGGCAAACATTTGACCTTCTTTTGCCATTGCCTGTGTTTCGGTTTTGATGGCAGTCGCAAGCGGGAAGGCTTCGGCCAAAACTTCTTTGAGTCCCTTGCCGCTTTCGGGAAGTGTGGCAATCGCTTCGCCAATTTTTTCCGCTGGCTCAACGGACTCTTGCATCGGCAACCGAAACTTGGCCCCGGCTTCGGCTATTGCGGTCACCTTGTCGTTGACCGCTGCAATGGCTTCGGCCCCCCCGAAAAGATTTACTTTGACGATTCCGGTTTTCTCTGCGGCAATGCGCCCAGCCTCCGACAACGCAGCGCCAAATCCTGTCGCCGCTTGAGAAAGATTAGCCCCGGCTTCGCGCGCAACGAAGGTTAGCCCGCTTTTTGCCTTGTCGATGTAGCTGCCCGTGGCTGAATCAAAAGCGAACTTATAGCCAATCGCCGCATCTTTGGTGGCCCCAAGCAACGAAGCCGACACTTTGTTAGCAATAAACGCCGCAGGATTGGTCATGGCCTGCACGAAATCCGAAGCAAAGAACTTCACGACATTGAGCAATTTGGACGCAAGCTCGCTTGTTCCCTGCCCCGTAACCACCGCCCACAGTTGCCCGTAAAACTTCAGAGCCGTTTCAAAAACGTCAAATAGTTTTAGTCCAAGTTTGGCCGTTGCAAAAACAAAGGCATTTGCCATGACATCGCCAAACCTTTCAAAGACGCCGCCAGAAAGCATACCCTGAAAAGAGTTCATCAGCGCATTGCCCGCTGTGAGAAAGGCAGAAAGCAAGCTGTCGCCAGCTTGACGGAAAGTGGCGTTGAGATAATCGCCCAACAGCCCAAACACCTGTGCGGGACGCTGCCACAGGCCGACAAAGAAATCGTAAACGCGGGTTAGTGTTTGCGAGAGGTTCATACCCATCGCGGCAAAGTCCATTTTGGCAAGTTCGTCGGCAGCGCGAGCAATCGTCGGCGCAATATCGACCAGCGCCCCAGTGACAAACTCGCGGGCCTTAGTCGTGATTGCGGCGAAGTTGTCGCCGATATCGTCTAAAGCCTTGCTGGCGCGGTCGATGGCCTCCGGGTAAGCGCCCAACTGCGCGCGAGCCGTATCCAGTTCTGCGCCCATCGAGCGCAAGAGGGGCATAAGTTCGCCCCCGCTGCGCCCGAAAATCTGCATGGCAAGAGCCGAGCGTTGCGCGGGATCGGGAATAGCGGAAATCTTTTGCGCCAATAGCTCCATCTGCGCGGTCGGGCTCTTGCTTTGTAGCTCCGTATAGCTCAAGCCGAGCTTGTTCATCGCTTCGGCCTGCGCCTTGCCGCCCTCGCCCGCCTCGACCATGAAGCGTTGCAAGCGGTTGAGCATCGGCCCAACTGCCTCGCCGCTGCTCCCGGCGTTCTCAAAGGCGCGTTGCAGGATAGCGAGATTGCCCGCCGTTTCCCCGGTGCGAGCCGATAAGTCGTTAAGCTTGCCGCCTATGTCGATGGCGTCACGGAAGGAATTGACGATGCCGCGCGCGCCGAGAAACGCGGCTCCTACAGCGGCAATCGGGCCGACGAAGGCGGCAAATTGCTTTGCCATGTTGCCGACCTTCTGGCTGAAGGTTTCGGCGTCCTTCTGAAAGCCTTGCAACCTTCCGTTGAGTTTATCAACGGTCGAGGCAAAGGATTCGTCCTTTGCGGCAAATGTTGTCGTTACGTCAGCCATCTTTTACCTATACCGCCCCTGACAACTTCGCTTGCGCGCGAAGCGTCTTTTTGATGGCCGTGTTCATGTATTTGACGAAGTTGTTGCGGGCCAGATTAAGCGCCTCCTGCGCCTGTTTTGGCGTAAGCACCATTGAAGTCCACGGCGTCGAGTTGGTCATGGTGACCTTGGGATTGTCGGGGTCTTGTGATTGATCGCTGATGTGTCCTGTGGCGCGGGACAGGTTGCGCGTGACCCATTGCGGAATGCCGCGCGTGGCGCTGCTTGCGCGATCAAGCGGAATAGCCTCGGCGCACTTAGCCCATCCTGCTTTAGTTAAACCAACCTTGCGCTGCGTCTGTTCGATATACCGCTCCATGTCGCGCTCCCCGCTGCCAATGATCAAGTAGGGATTGGCTCCGCGCACCCTGCCGCGACCATCGCGGACAGACTTGTGATAAGACGAGTCAAAGCTATCGACCATCGCGCGCGTAAAACCCATGTCGGCGGCGATCTTTGCCAGCGCGCCGTCATTGCCCTCCATCTGATAGCGAAGCATTCTGTTTTTGAATTTGTCGGATGATCGTTTTTTGCCCGTCTTGGCATCATGGTTTTCCGCCACGCGCACCGCTTGATTTAGAAACTTGCTGCCCGTGGCCGGATAATAAACCTTGTGAATGTCCCGCGATACGGCGGTTTCTCCGATGTCCTTGCCGCTTTTGTCGTTGCCAAAGGGTTGCGTCTCGGTCGCCAGATTGACGCAGGCTACGCGCGCAAACTGGCGCACGGCATGGCTTTTCTCGACGCCGACAATGCGCGAAAACTCCGAAAGCCGCCCGCGCAAGTCGGAAGTGTCAGTCATGGCCGTGATTTTCATGCGCGTTGGCGAGGGTTGCTTTCATCTGCCCCGCAATGTCCACCCTCGGCCCGCCGTCATTCATGTCGTGCGACCAGCGCATTGACCGTCCTGCGGCAAGGTCATGCCACAAGATCAGTTGCAGCCCTGACGCTACGGGAAGCTCTCGCAGGATGTAATCGGCGCTCCAGCCCGTCTTGCTCGCTATTGAGGCGAGGTAGCTTGATTGCCACGACGGGCCGACGCTTTTCCCGCGCGTTGTATTTGCGGCTTGCCGGGAGTCGGCTTTGTTTCGCTTTGCGCGGCAAAGTATTCCGTCACCATTTCCTCGATGATCGGCAAGGCGGCGGTAAGAATGGCCGGATCGTTGAGCGGCCCCGCCAGCATGGCGCGGACGTTCTGCCGGAAGTCGCTGCGATACCAGATCGACTCGGCAACTTCTTCCGGGTCGCCCGCGTGGATGTAAATAAACTCGCCCGTTGACCAGATAGCGTTGGCGTTGGACGGGCTGACTCGCTCGCCCTTCATCCCCTTAATGTAGAAGTTCTCGACTTCAAAAAGATAGGACAGCGTTTCGGCGGTCATGGGGCGCACGGTTAGTTCGCCCAACTTGCGGCTCTTGGTCAACGTGGCGCGAGAGAGGATTTGCGGGCGCGGCAAACCCTCCTCGATGATTTCTTCGTCGGTGGCGATTGCTTCGATGCTCATAGATGTTTCTGTATATTTTTGATGTCCTGCGGTGTGGCGTCCTCGCGGACAAAGCCGATCGAGTCCCTGCCCTGTATTTCGACCATGCGCGGCGTGGCTTTGACGATGGACAGGGCGATGTCCCGCCAGCCGTTGTTGGCATAGGCAATGGCTGCGGGATCGCCTTCGGCGCGAAGCTCGGTCAGCCATGTGAGGCGGTTTTGCAAGTCGGCGGGCGTCTCGTCGCCGGGGTCTTGTCCTTCAAGCTCCATCCAGCGCACGGCCAGCTTGCCGCAGCTATCGACCGCTCCTTCCGTTGTGGGGTTGAAAAGAAAGGTGACGATCGTCTTGCCGTCCTTGCGGACTTGGCGCGTGCAGGGCGGGCGGCGAAGGGTATTGCCAAGAGCCAGCAATGCGGTTGCCAGCTTGGTCGAGGAGGTCATGAAGACCTCATCATTTTGCGCGGATTCTTGAACCATGATTTGAATTTAGGACGGCGGGATTGCGCGCCCGCCGTGGCGCGTAGGAAGGAAAACTTAGATCGACGGATACTGCGTGGCCTCGACCGAGAAGGTCGCAAAACCTTCGGAGGTTTCGCTGCGGGTCACGCTGTCCACGATGATCGAGCCGCCCGTGATGCCGCTGCCAGAGGTTGTGCTGGCAATGGTTAGAGCAACGCCGGGAGCGGCGGCGGCAACGCCTGTCGAGCCATTAATCGTGCCTTCGATGGAAATTGAAGCGGTGGGCTTAAAGTAAGAAACGGCAACAACGTCACCATCGTTATCCATGACCTCGCTCTTTTCGCGCGAGACTTGGCGGCTGTAAGAATTGATGAGGATGCCTGTCTCGGCAGTGCATCCGAAAACCACGCTGGTAGCAGCGGAAGAAGAAACAATAGTCGCGGGCATACCCGCCGCGCCCTGTCAACCTTTAGGCCAGACGCGAAACGTGGACGTTGAATCGGTAAGTGCGGACGGCGTGACGCTCCTGCCGTGAGAACTCCATCGACCCTTGGCGGGTCAATCCGTGCCAAGTCACGCTGCTACGGCTGGTCTGCAATACGTCGAGCAAATGCGGGTCTTCGATAATTGCCACAGTCGCCGCCCAGAGTTGGTCGATAAACTCCTGCGGGGTCGCGGGCGAAACGTCATCGTCCTTGTCCATGAGCGACATGATCGAAATGCCGATCTGCACTTCATAGACATCATGCGCGGGGATGGATTCCCGAAGTCGGGCCGCACGGACAACCACGGCGGGAACAAGCAAGTCATCCCCGGTGTCGGCGCGGGTCACGGTGACGGCGCTCATGTCGCAGTAACCGCGCAGGGCAAAGGCAAATATATCGACCACGCACTTCTCGACCGCTTCCTCCAACGGTTCCGGGGCGCGGCGTTTAATTGACTGATACGGAGTTGGGACAGCTTCGGCCATAATTAGCGGTGCGGGCTTTGGCAGCTAAAGATTAGCTCCTGCCCGTCTTGGGAGCGCTCGATGCTGATGACGCGGTAGGTCTTGGTGACGCCCGCCGACAGGACTGTTAGCTTGCTCCCGACCTTGACCGCGCGCGTGTCTGTTGTGGACTTCACGTGCAGGCCGATGTCGCGGGAGGGCAGGAAGCCGCCTTCGGCAATGTCGCTGCCGACTGTGCCTTGCGTGACTGCCGCCAAGAAGGTCGATGTGCCGAAAGTCACCGTTGCCGGGAGGTCGGCAATGATGCTGTCGAGTTCGGTAGCGAGCCGCGCCGTGTCGAGGGCCATGCTATTCGCCTTCTGTCAAGAGGCAGATTTGACGCTTCTTATCGGTAGGTGCGTGCGTCTTTTAATTTCGTGGTTTGTCGCGCATTGCATGAGGCCCGGACTATTCCGCTTTGGGAAACCACTTGTGCCATGATTGCTCGCGATTATAGAGAAAACACGGTATCTCTTTTGGGCGGCTTTGCGGCTTTTGACCATGTTCCAGTAGAACAAGTGACCGACCGAGACGATTATCAAAGCTGCCACGACAAGCTCTATTCAATTTTTGAACGCAATAACGGAACGGAGGCCGATTGGTTTATCATTGCGGATGACGATACTTGGCTGCATTTGCCCAATCTTGCGGCCCTCCTTGACGGCTTGCCCGGTGATAGGCCTCTTATTGCGGGCTTGGTTTGTGACGCTCGCGTTCCAGACGGGCCGGATATTGCTCATGCTCACGGCGGGGCGGGTATTTTAATTAACGCTGCCGCTTTTCAAGTGCTTAAAGCATCACCCGTTGCACGGCCTATTCACCCAGCCCATTCAGATGTTTCCCTTGCTATGTGGGTCCGGGATCAAAACGCTATCGAAGCGCCTGTTGATTGGGCCTTTATTCATGATATGCACGGCCCAGACCGTCCTTTTGAATCTATTGATTTTCACGCCGCCATCAGCGTTCACGTAAAGGATCGCGCCTCATTTGCCGCGCTCTACGAGCGGGCGGGGCTGGCATAGGGTCAGACCGTGGCGTAAAGCCGTGCGACTGGACAGCGTGACGCACTGCCAGCCCCGCTCCTGCATCCACTGCACAAAGGCAGCCTCGTCGGGTTGGTGCCACTTGCCGCCATCTGAATCGGTTATTCCGCCAAAGGCTCGGTGCGCTTCCTGCATAGCTTGCGCGGGCCATTTGGCGGTGTCGTGAACAATGACGCACCCCCCCGGCAACAAAGCGGCCTGTGCAATATTGAGCGTGGCGATGTTTGTCGCCAAGTGATGCGATGCGTCGATGAAAATAATGTCGTAACTGCGAGGCGGCTGGAATCCGACTTGATCTGTACCAAAAAACGTAACGCGATCATCGTTGTTGCCTGCTACGCTCGCCATGCCGCTGCAAAGGCAAAGATCGACGCAATGCACAATTTCGGCACCGCCATCAACCCACGCTTGCGCGCTGTGCCCATCGGCGCTGCCGTATTCCAAAACCGAAGGCTGGTTGTAATATTTGGCAACAGCAACAAGCACCTCGCGGTCTGCAGCGCCGATTGGCCCAAGGGCATAGTCATCGTAAGTCATTTTTGCAGAGTGGTCTTGTCACTGCTGAAATTGTAGCGGTGCAGGATTTGCGGAATATGCGCTTCCGTCTCGGCTTCGGCCCACAGGTGGCGCAGCCATAGCACATCCTCGTTGCGCCTCACTTGCGGCACGGCGTAGGCACAAGCCAACTCCCGGCGCCAGACGCACCAGAACCACGGCGGGCGCTTGGTTACTGCTCCGGGGCGGAATGGCTCCACCTCATGACCGAGGCGGCAGTTGATGCGTCCCGTCTCGCCATCGACGCTGGCCCACTGGTCGAAGGTAATAACGTCCTTGTCGTGCGGGATGTTAGCGAGGACGAGTTCAAAGTAGCCTTCGCAAAGCGCATCATCGTCATCGAGGAAGGTGATGTATTTCCCCCCTGCTGCGCGTAGGAGCTTATTGCGGGCCTCTCCGATGCCGCACAGGAGGTTTTCCCGCATCATTAGGATCTCGACGTTGCGACCTTTTACGCGAGCCTCCAACGACCGGAATAAGGCATTAGCTTCCTGCTCCCGCTCGGTGATGGTCGGGATAAGGACGGACAGTTCGGGTGTCGGTGCGCGTTTCATCGTAGGAAAATCACGTTTTCGGCGTTCATCGCGGCGACCCGGAAGGAGGTGGGCATGGCAATCTTTTCCGCTCCGTCATGCTCCAGCACTACGGCCTTGACGCCAAAGCGATCAAAGTCGAAGGCGCTTGCCAGTTGCACGCTGGTTCCCTCGGTGTCGATGCTTACAAGGTCGATCTGCGGCGGCAGCATCCACATCAGTTCGGTCATGCTGATCGTCGCGGCGGTCATGGCAATATGCTTGCCGCTCACGCGCCCCGCCCATTTGTCGCGGTGCCATGCCTCGGTCGTGCTAATCGCCCCGTCATTCTCCGCATCTTTGGGCATAAGCCATACTGATGCGGGTGGCTGCGCGTTAATCGTCACGGCCCCGGCGACAATGCGGACGCGCGGGATGTCCTTGTAGGCTTCGACCAGATCGACCAGCGCGTAAGGCGACATTTCGACCATGACGCCAGACCAGCCGCGCTCAATCAGCGCGCGAGTGTTGGACAGGCGGGTCGGATGGAACGCGCCGATTTCTAAAAAAGTGCCGTCTGACTTGTCGCCAAAGTAGTCAAGCAAGACCGCTTCTTCGCTGTTTTGCGAATAGCTCATGGGTGGCGGGCTTGAAAGATTGCCTTCGCCCTTTCGTATTCGGCAGGGTCGTTGCCGCGCTCGTAGGTCGCGTCCATCTTCACCTTGTCGTTAAAGAACGGATGATGGTGGCGGATGACGATTTGCGGGGCTTCGATGATTGCCCCGGCCTTGGTCGCGGTTGCGGTTAGATCGTTGTCGGAATAGACGTTGCGATATTCCCCGTGGAACAGTCCGTGCTTGTGATGCCATTCGCGCGTAACGATGGCGCAAGTGATTAGCCCGTCCGTGCGATTGCCGTCCGAAACGCGCAGCACCTTGGGCGCGAAGATGTCCCTGCCTAACGCCTCCACAATGAGACGATCCCAACCGACCGGAGGCTCAAAGTCATCGGCAATCTGGATCAGCACATCGCCAGAAGCGGAATCGGCGGCGGCGTTCCATGCGCCGACCGAGTAACCCCTGTCGGAGATTACAGCCCGGAACCGCGCCAGCTTTTCGTCCGTCTCTTTATCGTCCTCGTCTATGGCGAAGATATGCTCCACGGCCATCGGGTTTGTGGCGCGGGAAACCCACAGATTCATTGTCTGTATTGCTTGCGACCAGCGGCCACGGGTGGCGTGCAATAGGGAAATGCGGGGCTTGCCGCCGTCTTCCAGCATCTTCTCTTCGATCTCCGCAGCCTTGTCCTCGTCGCTATTGGCGCGGTGCGCCCATGCCATTGTGGCAAAACCCTTCCAGCCGTAAATTTCCGGGCGGTGCGTCCATTCGTAAATCTTCGGCTCCTTGATGGTTAGACAATGCTCGGCAGTCTTGACCGCTTCGGCAGTCTGCCCCGCGTCCATTTGCAAGAGGGCGAGCAAGTGATATGCCTCGCGCCGGGAGCCGCAGAGCTTGATCGCGCGTTGCAGCAAATCCTGCCCGTGTTCGTTTTTCTCGGCCATCATGGCGAGGTTCAGCAAGACTTCGTAGCGATAGACGCCATCGAGGTTGTCGAGGCGCAGGGCTTGCAGTCCGTATTTGACCGCCTCTTCGCGCTTGCCGAGCAGGAAGAACTCGTAGTGCAGATAAAAGGCGATGTGCTGCGTTTCTTGGTAACGCCAGAGCAGGATGTTAAGGTTGCGTTCCTGTGATCCGGTCTTGGCGTCGAGCGGTTGGTGAACAATGCGGATATCCTTACGGACGCGCACTTGCAGGGTGTCTTTGTCTTTGTCCTCCGTGACCGGGATGCACTTTTCGTGAACCCCGTTGAACCATGCCGCCGTGCCTCGGCGGAACAGGCGCTCGCGGAGGACGGACTTGCAATGCTGCGGCAACTCATACTCGGCCAGAATCCAATCCTCTTTGGTATCGGTGCAGGCTTGCTTGATCGTCTCGCCCATCCCTTCGGGCAGGGTATCGTCGCAATCCATCCACATGAACCACTCGGCGGGCGTTACTGCGGCCAACCGGAAGGCTTCATTACGGGCGGCGGCGAAATCGTCCACGAAAGGCCACGATGCGGTGGCGGGGCTGTTGTGGTATTCCCCGACAATGCAACCGCGCTCACGGGCAATCTGAAGCGATTTGTCGGGCGTCTGGCCCCCGATAGCGCGAACGACAATAACCGTGTCGCTGACGGTGAAGGCGCTATCCAGCGCCCGTCCTATGATCCCCTCCTCGTTGCCGCATATAAGGCACACGGCGACCTTCGACTGAATTTGCATCTGCCCCGTGGCAGACTGTCAATCAAACGAAAAACCCCGCCCTTTCGGGCGGGGTCTTAGTGAACACACAGAACAGTCGTTTAGGCGTAGCTGGTGTCGATGCCGATGGCGCAGGAAGTGTCGATCAGCTTCTCAGCCGTGTTATGGCGAGCGCGGATGACGTTGCTGCGGCGGGCTTCGTCGCGGTAAGTTTCCGTGACCAGCGGGGTCGGACTGTCTTCGCTCCAGAGGAGGGTGCGGCCCAATCCGCCAGCGGTGAACTCACCAGCGCCGAGCTTGGCGACGACAACCTTGGAGTTGCCCCAGATGAAGGAACCAGAATAGCTCTGACCTTTCTTCGCGCCGTTACGGGCAGCGCGACCGATGAGGACGCGAGACACGTTGAGGGCGGCGGCAACTTCCTCGGCGGAAGCAGGGCGAACCTGCGCCGAGTTTTTCACCGGGCCGAAAAGGTTGTTGAGCAACTTGGTCGTGCGGCGGATGCGGTTGAACACCGGGAGAGAAAGGATCACCGTGTCGGCAATCACGTTCTTCTTGGCGAGTTCCGTCATCGCATCGTCAACGTCTTTGGCAATATCGAGGGTGTCGATGCTGCCAGCGGTGTAAGCGGCATTGGCGCTGATCGCGCTGATGCTGGAACCGAAAACGAGGTCGGCAACGCGCTGCTCATGCGAGATGAGCAAGCTGTTGTTGAGAAACGCTGCGCTGGAAACTTCAACGTCGAAGTAGCGGCCAAGGTCAGCGGCAGTCTCGTCGGGCAGAAGCTCTTCGAGTTCGTAGCTGGTCGTGGCGTAGGTGTCGCTGGTGAAGCGGCGGGTGACGCGCGAGCGAGCCGCACCGGGATCGGTCTTGAGCGCATCGACGTTGTAGGCTTCGCCGCCGCCGAGTTCGATCTTGAGGTATTCACCGGAGCGAGCAGCAACCGAATAGACCGGAAGCACATCAAGGCCGATGAACGGGAGGGAGGCGGAATTAGACTGCGCCTCAAAAACCGCTTGCGAGATTTCCGCGCGGGGCAGAGCGTTGGAGTTAGTGTAAGCCATAGTGGTAGGTCGTTAGTTGTTAGAAACTCTTGACGGGAACCGCGACCTCGATGATGTCGTTGGTCGTGCCAGCATTGATGGCAAAGCCGACAGTCACGCCGCCAGCCGAGGCCACGGTGCCAGCGGCAACCGCATGAACCGCCGAGCCAGCCGCAACGCCAGCGCCCGAAACGGTCGCCAGATAGGTCGGGTTAAAAAGTTTTACGCCCACCACTTGAGCCGCCGAAGCGTCATCTTGGGTGAACCCGATAGCCGCACCGTTGGTGGCGGCGACAACTTCGTTTTCGGTCGTGTGAAGACGAACGAGGCGGAAGGCGCTGATCGCCGCGTTGGCGACGAAGGAGCGGTTAGTTGAATCAACTTGGGATGCCATAGGAGTTAGTTAGTTAGAGAGTGCGGATGCCGCTGTTACGGGCAGCGAGGAAAAGTTCAGGGTAGCGGGCGATGACAGCCTTCGTGGCGGCGGAACCGGAAAGACCTTCGGCCTTCACGACTTCAAGGGCTTCGGAGAAGTTGGTCGGCTCTTTGACCTCTTCGGTCTTGGCCTCGACGGGAACCGCAACGGCCACGGGCTTTGCGCCGAAATTGGTGACGAGCGATTTGATCTCCGCGAGTTCGGCGGCGAGCTTGGCGCTCATGTCTTCGGACTCCTCTTTCTCCTCTTCGGATTCGGGAGTTTCGATGGTGACTTCGGCCATCTTCTCCTCGTCCTTTTTATAGGCGAGAGCTTCAAACTTGGTGTTGGCTTCCGTGACAAAAGCCTCAAACGCGCTCAACTTCTCATTGATCGGCGCGAGGGCGGCGGCGAGGGCTTCGGCAAATTGCTTTTCGTCCATAGCCTTTTTCTCGCTGTCAACCTTAACGCTAAACAGCCCCGTGGGATTCGCGGCGGGAGCATCAACCAAATCGGCGCTGTAAATCTCCGTGCACCGGGCAAAGACAATATCGTTGTCGCTCTCTTCGTGTTCGCCCGTGAACGAGATCGAAAGACCAAAGGTGTCGGGCATAAGCTCGGCCATTTCCAAGATGCGAGCCGTGGCATCGTGATTCTTGAGCAGGAACAAATCGGCGCGTAGCTGATCGCCGTCGATGCGGAAGTTCTTCAGTGTTCCAACGATTTCGTTGAATCCGGTGTAGTGATCCGTCTTCACCTTCAACCCACCCGCGTAAGTCTCGGCAGCGGCCTTCACTTCGACCAGCGTCTGCTCGTCAATCATCAAGCCGTGGCCTTTGGCTTCGCCAACCGTAATAACGCTAACGTCAGAAATGGTCGCAGCCTGCGCGTCGATCTGTCCTTGCAGAACAGCGAAGTCGGTCTTGGTCATGCAAGACGCAATCTGTCAAAAGGTGGAGGCGGGGGGCTTTCACCCCCGTGCCAGACTCCGCAGAGTCGGTCGAAGCAATCGCCCCCGTTAAAGTTTAGCCTTCATCGTCATCGACGGCATCCATCTGTGCCGCGCGGGCCGCAGCCCATGACGCGCCCGCATCGCCGCCCCACAAGGCCCACGCGATGCGGCCAGCGGACGGATAACCGTCCTGCCCCGGCTTAAATCCTTCGCCCTGCTTATCGACTTCGTGACGGGCAAAATAGCTGTTCATGCGGCGAACCGTGTCCGGTGAAAGATTGGCGCGGTTCATCAAGTCCCGCGCGCGGGCGACTCCGACTTCCGTTCCTCCGCGTCCGTATTCCTCGCGCCACTCAAGGCCGCGTTTAGCCTCGACCGCAAGGGCAGCGGTTGGCTTGAAGTTAATGTGCGCGTATTTTTTGGGGATCGCAAACTGCGATAGCTCCTGCTCCGGTGCGGACGGCACGGGGGCGGTCACCGGGGCGCGGTTGGGATCGGTAGCGATAGACTCTTTGCCTCCGCTAATCTCGGCAGGGCTTACGTCCATTTCTTCCGCAAGCTCACGGATATATGCCGCCTCTTTAGCGCGCTGTCTCATGCTGGCCTGCCAATCGTGTCCCGCCTCGCCGTAGAGTTCGGCGGCGGTCGCCAGACCCATGCGCCACAATTCGATGTCGGCGCGGGCATCACGCCCCGCGTCGATGCTAACCGATCCCGGCCATTGCCATTGACCGAGTGTGACTTCGGGGCGGTTAGGCAGGAGTCGCTTGGCGGCGGCATCCATCAAGGCGAGGCGAACCACCTTGTTCAAGAACTGCGCCTCCAACTGATAGCGCCAGAAATCAAACGTGCGCTCGGCTTGGCGAAGGTCTTTGCGCGCTTCCGGGCCTGCGCTGGTGCGGTCGAGGATAACGCGAGCGGAGGCACCAAGGGCGCGGCACATCCGGTTCTCCAAGTATTGCACGAAGTTGGCGAAAGCGGCGGCAGGGCGGTCGCCGCTCTTGAACATCTCCATCGACTCGCCCGTGTTCAGATAGTTAATGCGCCCCGGCTCCAGCGCCGTCAGCTTGATCTCGTTTCCGAATTGGTCTTTCTCCCCGCGCAGCACGGAAGCAAGTTCCTCGTCCGCGCCATACTCGGTCTTGACCACGCCCGCCTGTGAGGAGGCCCACCGCGCAGCGAGCTTTTCGTATTCGATCAAGTCGGCTACGTCCTGCGCGTCATCCAACATCGGCGCGAGAACCGAGCGGCCCCGGTATTCGTCGGGGCGGGTGAAGTTGGCGATGTGGCAGAAGTTCTCCGCGTCGATTTCCTCAAAGTTCAGATAACGCCCTGAGCGGTCGCGCTCATACACTCGGTATTTCAGCGGACGCCCGCGCGGGTCGATCAAGATGCCGCCAATGTAAGCGGTGTCGTTCAAGTCGAGGTCAATGTCGCGTCCGATTCGGTCAGCGGTTACGGTCTGAAGTTTGAGGTCATCCCCGTCGCGGACAAGGATCACGCCGCAATCGCCATCGACCAGCACGGCGCGAAAGACCAGTTGCGTAAGGCAAAGGAGCGAATGGCGTCCGGTCAAGTCGCAGTTGGCGAACCACTGATTTAGATACGCCTCAACGTCTTGGTCGAGAGCCGTGTCGCCTGTGCGAGCTTGGTAGGAAAGCGTCCCTGCCGTGTGAATGACGAAGTGGGTCAAGATCGCCCTTACCGTTGAGAAATTATCGTCCAAGTCACGGGCGCGGTTCATTAACCGGATGCGCTCAGTCGTTCCCCCGATCTGCTCGGCAGGCATATTCTGACGGGCCTGCGGACGCGCGCGGGTAATCTTGGCCGCGTCGAAGCGCGAGAAAGCGGTTAGCTTCTGCCGCGCAACCTCCCGGCGCAGGGCCGCGCGGGGGCTAAACAGGGCGATGGTCTGGTCAACAAGGTTCATTATGAGCGGACGCCCGCGAAGGAGGCGTAGGTCGTGCGGCGGCGACTACCGGAGGCGCGGTCGATAGCGGCAGTGATGTCGCCAAGCGTGTTCCGCATCTCGGTCAGATTAGCGCGGGACAGGCTGCGCCCGCCGATGGAATAGCTGACGCCGTTGGTGGCAATCGCCTTGATCGCGGCGACATACTCATCGCGCAACTCGGTAAGAGTCGCAACGGGTAAGCCGTAAAAGTCGGAACGCGCCATGCTTTTGCCAAACTGTCAAAGGCCAAGCAGTCGCAAGACCACTTTCGCCGTGGCCTCGACCGACCACACAAAGCCCAAGGCAGCGAAGCAAAACAGGAAGATCGGGATCATCATGCTCCCGCGCGGTTGGTCGTTCATTTGCTGGCCTCCTTGGCGTAATCGCGCATCTGTTTGATAAATTCCACGGCAGCTTCTTGCACAATGCTGTTGAGCCAGCTATCGCAGGCATCCGCGACTTCTTCCCAAGCCTCCTTTAGCTTGTGTCGAGCTTGATTGCGCTGCAACTCCATGTTCCGCGCAAAATGAGCAAACACCACTTCGGGGGTGGTTGGATGCTCTCGAAAGATCGCGCCATCTGTTTCGGGCGTGTCGTTCACAAGCCAAACTCCGTCTTGAGTTGCATCGCCAGTTTCGCCAAGCGGTCGAACTCGTAGAGGAAGTCGCGGGCCGCGTCCCGTTGCCACTCGGACGGGTGATGGTATTGCGTCTTGAACGAGAGCGTGAAGGGCGGGCGATCTTTCTCCCCCTCCCCGCCTTCGGCCTTCGGCTCCGGTTCGGGCAGGATGCCCGTGGCGCGATAAGCGTCCGTCATCGTTTTAATGTCGGGGTTGCCGAGCAAATCCCTCACGTGTGAGGCTTTTGCCAGCTTCATCCACCGCTGGCACGTTTGCAGGGACACATCGACGCCGCAGCCTTCCATCCAGTTTTCAAATTCCCCGTGCGGCACGATGTCCTTGGCCTTGTTCATAATCTCGCCCGCCTTGATTGCGTAGCGGATCGCCATCTGTCCGTAACCGACCGCCGAAGCGGCCATCTTGTTTGCTTCCCCTGCCGCGAGCTTTAGTTGCTCGGCGCAGGCATCGGCGGTTTCAAGTTGCTGGACATCGAAGCCCAGAACTTCGTGAACGAGTTGTTGTTCGGTTGTTTGCATAATTTTTCTTTTCGTATTTGGTGAACCCGCAGGGCGCGGGTGCGATATGATTCGCGGGCGGTGTCACTTTTCATGTGCCGCGCGGTCGGGAGGTCGAGATCGTCCTTGATGCTGACGATGACCTTGGAGACGGCGGCACGGGTGACGCCGTATTTCTTGGCAATCTCGGTCTGCGACTCGGGCTTGCGGTTGATGACGGCAAGATAACATTCCGCTTTCATCGCGGTCTGCCGTGTCTGCGAGTTGGTCAACGCTTGCAGGAGGCGAATTGCCGCCTCATCCCCGAAGGTGCGCGAGGCTTGGCCCCCGCCTTCCTGCTGCTCGTAGTCCTTCCAAAATTCCTTGAAGACTTCCAGCGACCACCAATCCAGCAGGGTGCGGAAGGACGCAAGCTGCGCGGGAGCGGCTACGCGACAGCGAGCGTCGAGGAATAAATCTTCCGCAGTATCGTGCGGCAGTTCGGGGCCGCAAGACGCTTCGTTATAGTCAGCGGGGTCAGCGTGTTTTGAATCGTGGGTTATCACGACTCCGGGCGGCACGTAGGCTCATGG